CAAGACATGAATGGTATATTACTGCTATATCTCAACAATAAGACTGATGCAGAAGAGATAATGACTAGTCAAAGATTTCTTACTATGACAGTGTTAGAGGACTTAGACCCAAATCCAAACAGATTTGTTGAAAGATTACCTGACTTTATTAAAAGTAGACTGAGTGCTTATTTAGTAAAGCGAACTCTTAATCTTATGACTAGATATGAATCACCCCCAATTAGGATGCTTGTGCGAGATGGGGATTTATCAACCATGGACTACGATGGTTTGGTTAGTTTTTTTAGCAACAGTCCAATTACATTTAAAAGGAAAATTGAAGAGTTTTACTTTGGCTATGTCATATCTAAGGAAAAAGGTAGAGGTGGAGACAGGAACTTTAAGATAATGAAGAAGATTGTGGAACAAGAGTATGTTTACAGAGATAATGGATTCAAAGAATTTTCTAAAGGCCTTGAAACAAAAACAAATCAAACCAACATCCCAGTTTTGAAAGTCCTATGTTTCTTGATGAAACAAAGGATGAAGGATAATTATGGTTCTGGTTGGGAGAGTGTTATGGAGAGGAAGATAATAGAAAGATTATCTAGAATAACATTTTCAGAATTAGCAACACTTAAGGTTAGCTCTAGGAGCTATGAAGGTAAGCTAAACATCCCACACATAGATGATACAATGTCTGTTGGAGAGATCAAGGAAAAACTTAAAGTTCTGAATCCAGATGATGTTCAGTCTAGACCAAGAGTAATGGAATCCCTAACAGATATAATAGAAAAATATAAGAAAGAGGTTGGTGTTTCAGATGTAGAGCACATCATTCAGTTAGTTCCCTGGTGTTTGAAGAAAATAATCAAAAGGGGTTTTTTCTTTTCAGATATCTTCCCTAAGCCACAGCATGGAGGTGATAGAGAAATTCATGTACTAGAAATTATGATGAGAGTGTGTCAGATGTTTGTGGAACATATCTCTAGATCCCTCTGTGATATGACTCAATCTGACACATTAATGCATCCCAAGTGGAAATCTAGTTTTGTTGGGAATCATTATTCTAGGTCTGAAGATGAGTTGTCAACATCAAGAATAACTATGGGCAAGTCAGCAGATGCAGCTAAGTGGTGTCAAAGAAATCATGCGTCTAAATTTGCTGCTATAATGGCTAGTTTTCTACCAGAGTGGATGTTAGGTCCTGTATTACAGATACTGTCATTATGGGTAAATAAAGTTATATGTTTCCCAATTCAATTTGTTGCTAATTTTATAGCTAATAAGAATGTAATTTCTAACAAAATATATGAGAGAATGCGATCAGAA